CGGGCTTCACGTCCTCACGAACGGGGCGCACTAGGCCATCGCCGCACGTGAACTCAGCCATGCCAGCGCCGAAGGCTGTGTCTAACGCTTCCTTTACCGTGGTCGCATCGAATACGAAGTCCAGTGTGTCGCCGCGCGCTTTCCAGATCGCGTCAAGGCGTAGCCACTCTTCAATGTCAAGAGCCTCGTCACCCACGCCGGCCGATTGGAGGATGTAGCGCGCAAAAGCCGTAATGTCCCGCGTGGGTGTGGGCGATGACCATGTGCCGTCCGCCAGTAGCGTCGGAAGCACACGAACGGGGATGACGTTGATTTGGTTCTCACTCTGTGCCGCCAGCTTGCCGCCGCTGCGCAGCATCACGCTTATGGTCGTCCAGTCTGGGTACACCCAATAGTCAGGCATCCGCGCCTTGAGGCCGTACCACTGGCATTTGTCTTGGGCCTGGGTGCTGGTAGACTGCGCGCCCACGCGGCGCATGCGAACTGCTGGCACCATCGGCGCGATGGAGAATTGTTCGGTGAATCCGATCTGGTCAACAGTGGCATCGGAAAATGTACGTGCCACCGTCACCCTCGGCCCGCCGGCCACGTTACGGTATTGGTATTCAACGCTGACCGAGCGAGACTCCACATCACCGCCATCTGACAAATAGCACAGCCCATTGGGGAAAAAAACGTCAAGCTCCAACGTGCTGGTGACTGCGCCGTCAGGGGTAGCAATAAACTCATTTGTCCACTCCCCATACACTGCCCCGCCAGCAAACCTCAGCCGCACGGACGCCGATCCCGTCTCGAACCCACCGGGAGACACATTGATGCTGGCCGGATCAAAACCATTGATGGTGCGTTCAATATCAGCTCCGAAGGTGTAAGAGACCCCCGCGGCAGGCGCGACGTGAATGGGCGTAAAGAACTCGGTGTCTTCTTCAAACTCAAGCGTGAAGATGCCTGCGCCAGGCGAAGACACAACCGTCTTCACGCGCCACTTCACATTTGAACCAAACGCCCCGACTTGAAATACCGCCCCGACAGCGACGGTAGGCATATGGCCAAAGTAGCCGGTGAAGCGACTAATCACATAGCCCGGTGCAGATTCGGTGGGGTCTACAAAGTGATCGACAATGTTGTACGGACGGACGTATTCAATCGCCACGATGGTGCTTACGCCCCACCCGCTTGGATACTCTCCATCGCCACGCGTGATAGTTGCGCCGCTAAAGGAATACGATGCCGGATCGGTGTTATCTCGATTGGCAAGATCCGTCGTAAGTTCCAGTCCCGCCGAGCCCGATGACGTGCCGCCCACCTCGGTAACCGTGTGCCAGATCTGCGCCGCGACTTGCCCGGACAGATTCGTGCCAGGTGGGTACACGCCGTAGATGGCGTCATCGCCCAGTGCGCTAAATGGCGTAGACCCGACGCGCACATCCGAATCAGCGATCTGGTAATTCCCTGGGCCGACGTTGGCAAGGAAGACCAACCATTGCTCTCGCTTGTTCACGAAATAGCGGCGCGGCGGTGTGAGATAGTCCACGAAGCGGCGATACCGACCGGCAGGCTCGGCCACCACGCTGCCGAGTTTTGCGGTGTTGGCTTTCCCATCTGCCGCTTCCAAGTTTCGCGATTCCGGCGTTTCGCGATTCGTCACAGGACGTTTGCCGCGGAACACGTTCAGAAGCTTTGACAAGATCGGATCAATGATCTTGAACAGGCCACCCATCGGGATCGTGTTCACGCGGACCAGCGCGCCCGGCGCCAGCGTTTCGCCCCACCGGTCTTGCGGCCACTTGACGCCATCAAGGTATGCCGCGAAGCGCTGCACTTCCATGTCGCGCCAGGCTGGAATCGTGGCGTCTAGGTATTGCTCAAATGTGCCGGCCCAGTCGATCGACTCCAGCCGCGTATCCAACTCGGGGGCAGAGTAGATGTCAATCCGCATAGTAAACAACCCTTGAATATCGTTGTTCGAAGTGACGAACGCGCGTAAGGCACGGCCCGGTTGGATCGTCGGTCTCCAAAATCTTGAGAACGCCTTCTTGATCTCGGATCACCAGCCCAACATGAACGCATACGCGGCCATGCCAAGCGGTGGCCACATGGCCCGGTTCGGGCTGCTCGGTGGCCCTCATGGCGTACTGGTGGGCCACACGTGCCACCTCGCGCGTTATGACAGGAATCAAGCCGGGTTTGGCGTCAGCGCATTCTGGCAATTTGACGCCTCCGAAGAACTCGAATTTCGCGTCGCGCGTCATTCCCCAGCAGTCGTATTCGACAGGACCTCGTCCACCGGCAACGTATCGTGTAGCGAGGTAGCGTTGCAGGCTCATAGGTACTTGATACCTGGCGCATTGGCCGCCGTGTACAACTGGCGAGACCACCGCAAATTCAAGAGGTCAAAGAATGCAGCGCTCAACGTTGCCTCATCACCCTCGATCGTGCCGCCCAGCAGTTTCATCACATAAGGCTTTCTGGCCGGCCGACTTTTATCGCTTTCGAGGTACTCGCGGTAGATAACCTGCACAGGCTGCCCGGATTCTTCAGCAAGATCGAAGTACCGATCAACGATGGCCGATACGCCGGCGACACCGAAGTTCAACGTCTGACGCCCCGTGTTGTTCTTCGCTGGAAGAGATACAGAAAGAGAACCCGCCTCGAACAGGACGAATGAGCCCGACACGCCTAAGAGTTGGTTTTCAAACCCATCGCAGATTCGAATCGGGATCTGACCGGCCACATTAATTTCGAGTGTGGAGATGATCAACTCGCCAGCGGGCGCGCTTGCGTACACTTCGGCAAGAGTGCTCATACTTTCGGCCACTCCCGGTTCATCGCCAGGTCAAAGATTTCTGGATTCGCCACGAAGCTCGGCAGGATTGCCCACTCGTCAGGAAGCAACGGGCGTTCCCACACTTCCAAGGTGGCAGAGAACTGCCAGCGATCTGCCCCCCAAGCGATCGGACCGTTGTAAACGCCGGAAATACGGCACACCCGCAATGCATAGCCGATGGGATGCCGTAGATAGATGTTGAACCACTCGGTGCCGTCTTTGAGAGTCGCCTTGTACCAGAGCTCAAACAGCCGGGCTTGTGCGCTCGTCATAACCCAGGTGGCAGAGCGCATCACCGGTACAGAGCTGAATTTCCGACGTTGCCGAGCGCGGCCGGAATCCATGGTCGTGCGCTGGTTGGGGGACGTAACAGCATACTGATTCGGAGCCCACAGGGGTGCGGGAAGCTGAGATGGATAGTCGATCGAGGTTTCCATTTTTACCGACCTTGGCGCTTAAGGCCGTATGTGGATTCCAGCGTTTGAGACATCTCACCCCCGCCTTGTATATCGGCCACGAACAGGTCCGCGGTCAAATTGCCATCACCATCTCGGCTTTGAGAGACTTGGCCGGCTCGATCCCGATTCTCGATCAAATTGATCGTCACGCTCGGGATAGAGCCGCTACCCCCTGTAGCGTCCTCGTTGCTAACGACCTCACCACGCCGGTTCGGCAGCATGAATTGCTGGCCGTTGGCAGCATTGAAGACTTCTGGCGCCCCGTTCTCGTTGATGCGATACATCTTCGCAGCGTCCACTCCCCCACCGTACTGCCGGCCACCGCCACCGACCAGGGCCAAGCCCTCGGCAAGGCCCACCGTAGCGCCGATACCCGCCATAGCAGGCGCTGAGTTGGCGCCAAAAGACGCGAGCGATGCGAATGCGGCGGGGATGGCCCAAGCGGTAGCCAGAGTGGCCGCCGCCGCTGTGCCGGCCGCCGTTGCCGCTGCGGTGGCGGCCTGGCCCATGATCAGATTTTTGACGTACTGCAAACCCATCTGCACAAGCGCGTTCACGCCTTGCTTCAGAATGGCTCCTGCGAGTGCCTTGACAGCGTCTTCACCGGAGCTAGCACCTGTGGCAATTCCTACGAGCGTATCCGAAGCGGTCGCGCCCA